TTTTTTACCCACAAAAAAATTTCAAAAAATACGTATTTAACACTTGACTTTGAGGAAAAAGATAAGTATAATTGTAAACATGCTCTGAGAGAGTTATGTTGACACTCAGGCTAATACTAAAACTAATACAGGCTAATATAGGAGAATATAATATGGCTACACTAGCAGAAATCCGTGCAAAACTTCTTGCACAAGATTCAAAATCGGCAGACAATGCCAACGCAAATAGAGGCACAGATGCCATCTATCCTTTCTGGAACATGGACACTGATTCAACATCAGTAATTCGTTTTCTTCCAGATTCAGATAACTCAAATACTTTTTTCTGGCGTGAACGTCAAATCATCAAGATGCCTTTTCCAGGCGTTAAAGGTGGTGACACATCAAAGCCAGTGACAGTACAGGTACCTTGTGTTGAAATGTGGGGCGATACATGTCCAGTACATGCAGAAATTCGTCCTTGGTTCAAAGATCCAGCAATGGAAGACATTGGACGAAAGTATTGGAAGAAACGTTCTTATATCTTCCAAGGTTTCGTAGTAACGGATCCTATGAACGAAGAAACACCTGAGAATCCAATCAGACGTTTTGTGATTGGTCCTCAAATCTTTAAACTTCTAAAGTCGGCTCTGATGGATCCAGATATGGAAAATCTTCCAACTGATTATGATTCAGGAACTGATTTCCGTTTAACAAAAACTCAGAAAGGTCAATATGCTGACTACTCAACTTCAAATTGGGCACGTAAAGAACGTTCTCTAAATGAAGATGAACGTAAAGCTATTGAAACTCATGGGTTGTATGACTTAAACGACTTCATGCCAAAACGTCCAACAGATGAAGAACTACGTATCATCATGGAAATGTTTGAAGCATCAGTTGATGGAAATCTATATGATCCAGAGAAGTTCGGTGCATACTACAAACCTTATGGTTTGGATTTAGGTAACACAACGGCTAAGACAGAAACTACGCAGGCAACTGCACAACCTTCTGCTCCAGTTGAAACTAAATCTGCTCCGGTTGAGACACCGGCTCCTGCTCCAAAGGCAGAAGCAACACCTCAACCAGCAATGGCAGAGGCAACATCTTCACCAGCAACTGGTGGTTCAAATGATGCCGCTGATATCCTGGCAATGATTAGAAGTCGTAAATCTGACTAAATCATTAAAACAACTAGAGGGAGGGCAACCTCCCTCTCATTATGAAGGAGTTTAATATGCCAAGAGCATTTGACGTAAGTAAATTTAGAAAAAGTATCACAAAAGCGGTTCCAGGAGTAAGTGCTGGTTTTCGTGACCCTGATACTTGGATCTCAACAGGTAACTTCTGTCTAAACAAGTTAATTAGTGGAGACTTTAATAAAGGTATTCCATTAGGTAAAGTAACAGTATTTGCAGGTGAAAGTGGTGCAGGTAAATCATATATCGCCGCAGGTAATGTTGTTAAAAACGCACAAGACCAAGGTATCTTTGTGGTTCTTATTGATAGTGAAAATGCACTAGATGAGAAATGGCTACATGCATTGCAAGTAGATACAAGCGAAGATAAGCTATTAAAACTAAACGTAGCAATGATTGACGATGTTGCTAAAATCATTAATGACTTTATGAAAGATTATAAGGCAGAATATGCCGATAAAGACGAAGAAGAACGTCCTAAGGTTTTATTTGTCATTGATAGTTTAGGAATGATGTTAACACCAACAGATGTTGACCAGTTTCAAAAAGGTGATATGAAAGGTGATATGGGTCGTAAACCTAAAGCACTTGCATCATTAGTACGTAACTCAGTTAATATGTTTGGTGATTATAATGTTGGTCTAGTTGCAACAAATCACACTTATGCTTCACAAGATATGTTTGATCCTGATGATAAGATATCAGGTGGACAAGGATTTATCTATGCTTCAAGTATTGTAGTAGCAATGAAAAAATTGAAACTAAAAGTTGATGAAGATGGAAATAAAACTTCACAAGTACATGGCATTAGAGCGGCATGTAAAGTGATGAAAACTAGATATGCAAAACCATTTGAAGGAGTACAAGTAGAAATTCCTTATAAAACAGGAATGAGTCCTTATAGTGGTTTGGTAGATTTCTTTGAAGCAAAAGGAATTTTAGTTAAGTCGGGTAATAAGCTGGCTTACACAACTAAGTCAGGTGATATCATGTCAGAATTCAGAAAGAATTGGACAGATGAAAAACTTGAAGTAGTAATGAATGAGTGGAATCATAGAGATTTTGATGATGAATCAGAAGAACTTGAAGTTCCAGAAGATAATAACTTAGAAGTAAATGAGGAAGCATAATGGCTAAATATTTTTCGACCAAGTGCTATGGGCATAACATTGGACTAAGTGCAGTGTTTAGACAACCCAATGCACACTCACATTGTAAATTGCTACACGGATATAGTCTATCTTTTAAATTCACATTTGGTTGTGATAAATTAGATGAACGTAATTGGGTAGTTGATTTCGGTGGTCTCAAACCTCTGAAAGCATGGCTTGAAGATACGTTTGACCACAAAGTTGTAATTGATGTAAATGATCCTAAGAAGAATGATTTACTGATGTTAGAGACCCAAGGTCTTGCAAGTATTGTACAACTTGATGGTGTGGGGGTCGAAAAGTTTGCTGAACATGCCTGGCGAAAGGCGGACGAGATAGTAAAACAAATGACAGATAATCGTTGCCGATGTATTCGGGTAGAGTGTGCAGAACACGGTGCCAACTCAGCCATTTATGAGGTGTAAATGACTTCTGTAGATATAGAAACAGTATTTGAAATGTGGGACAAAATCAAAGCATATGTTCCTGCAAAAGAAAAATTAGATGTCGCAGAAATATTTATTAGAACGGCAGACGATGTTGGTGCATTAAAAGAAGATGTGCATGACCTTGCAAATGGTGATAAAATTTTAGAAGCGGCGTATGACCGCTACTATGCAGATGACTTTGAAGAAGAGGATGATTGGGAATAAAGATGAATTGGTATAATGAAGTTGTAAAAGATTGGGGAAAAATACCAGACTGTGTTGACCACTACAGTAAGGAATTGCTTGAAGCAAGAAAAGAAGTGCGTATTCACGGCAATGTAGAAAAGAACTCCACACAACTTCCAGCTTATGTCGAACTAAGGTTCTCTCAATTACAAGAACTTGAGGCAATATTAGAGCATCTAAATATTCAATTAAGAAAGAAAAGAAGTGAATATTTAAGGAAATATCTTGAAAACTATAACAAAGCACTTAGTAGCAGGGATGCTGAAAAATATGCTGATGGTGAACAAGAAGTTGTTGCAATATCAGAACTTATAAATCAAGTTGCTTATACTAGAAATCAATTTTTAGGTATTACAAAGGGATTTGAAATTAAACACTTCCAATTAACTAATATTATTAAGTTAAGAGTGGCGGGAATGGAAGATTCAGAAATAAACAACAGACATTAATAATGGTACATTGGAAGTAAATACTAGACCATTGTAAGAGAGGACGGAAAGATATTATGAGCGAAATTCAAGTAGTAAAAAGAGACGGTGTAAGTGAACCGCTAGACTTGGAAAAAATGCATAAAGTAGTAATGTTTGCATGTCAAGATATTGCAGGCGTTAGTGCAAGTGAAGTAGAACTAAAATCACATATACAATTTTATGATGGTATTACTAGTGAAGAAATTCAAGAAACATTGATTAAAGCGGCTTCTGATTTGATATCAGAAGAAACACCAAATTATCAATGGGTTGCAGGAAATCTTGTTAATTATCATCTTAGAAAAATGGTCTATAATGAGTTTGAACCTTGGCATATCCTTAAAGTTGTAGAAGCAAACGTCAAGAACGGATTCTATGATCCTTCATTATTAGAAGATTACACTAAAGATGAATGGGACGAAATTAACAATTTTATTAAACATGATAGAGATTTCAATATTGCATATGTAGGTATGGAACAGTTTCGTGGTAAGTACTTAGTACAAAATCGTGTTACTGGTAAACACTTTGAAACACCTCAAATTGCGTATGCTTTAATTTCTGCTACATTGTTTAGTACATATCCAAAAGAAACAAGATTAAAGTATGTTAAAGATTACTATGATGCAATTAGTAACTTTGATATTTCTTTACCAACTCCTGTTATGGCAGGCGTAAGAACACCACAAAGACAATTTTCAAGTTGCGTTTTGATTGAAACTGATGACTCTCTTGATTCTATCAATGCTACCTCAAGTTCAGTTGTCAAATATGTTTCTCAAAAAGCAGGTATCGGTATTGGTGCTGGTAGTATTCGTGCTATCAATTCACCAATTCGAAACGGTGATGCCAGTCATACAGGAGTTATTCCTTTTTATAAATTATTTCAAGCAAGTGTAAAATCATGTTCACAAGGTGGTGTTCGTGGTGGTGCGGCAACTTTGTATTATCCTATTTGGCATTATGAAGTTGAAGACTTACTTGTTCTAAAGAATAACAAAGGCACAGAAGACAATCGTGTACGTCATATGGACTATGGTGTACAATTTAATAAATTAATGTATGAAAGATTAATTGCTGGTGAAGATATTACTTTGTTCTCACCAAGCGATGTTCCTGGTCTATATGATGCATTCTTTCAAGACCAAGATAAGTTCAGAGAAATTTATGAACGTGCAGAACGTAATACAAGATTACGCAAGAAAACTATTCCTGCAATCGAATTATTCTCTACATTTATGAATGAAAGAAAAAACACAGGAAGAATTTATTTAATGAATGTTGACCATGCAAATGACCATGGATCATTCTTACCGGAAGTTGCACCTATTAAACAGTCAAATCTTTGTTGTGAAATTAATCTACCAACAAAACCATTAACTAGTTTACATGATGAAGAAGGTGAAATTTCTCTTTGTACTCTTAGTGCTATTAATTGGGGAAATATTCGTTCTCCAGAAGAATTTGAAAAACCATGCGATTTAGCAGTGCGTGGACTTGATGCTCTTTTAGACTATCAAAGATATCCTGTAATTGCGGCAGAACTATCAACTAATAATAGGAGACCTCTTGGTATTGGTATTATTAATTTTGCCTATTGGTTAGCTAAAAATGATACAAATTATTCAGATCCAGATTTAAAACTTGTCGATGAATGGGCAGAGGCTTGGAGTTTTTATTTGATTAAATCTTCAAACGACCTAGCACAAGAAAAAGGTGCATGTCCTAAGTCTGGTGAAACAAGATATGGAAATGGTATTGTCCCAATAGATACTAGAAAAACAGATGTAGATGAACTAGTAAAATATAAGGAACGTAAAGGTTGGAAGAAATTACGTGAAAATCTAAAGAAATATGGTATACGTAACTCTACGTTGATGGCTCTTATGCCGGCTGAAACATCGGCACAGATATCAAATTCAACCAACGGTATAGAACCACCAAGAAGTATGGTTAGTGTTAAGCAGTCCAAACATGGCGTTTTAAAGCAAGTTGTACCCGGTATTCATAAGTTAAAGAATAAATACGAGTTACTATGGGATCAACAATCTCCTGAAGGATATCTAAAAATTATGGCTGTTCTACAGAAATATATCGACCAAGGTATATCTGTAAACACAAGCTATAATCCTGTATTTTTTGAAGATGAAAAGATTCCAATGAGTGTAATGCTACAACATCTTATTATGTTTTACAAATATGGTGGTAAGCAATTATATTACTTTAACACATTTGATGGACAAGGCGAAATCGATGTACATAAAGATGATGAAGAAAAAACAAGAGAAGATTTTGAGACAGAGGCAGAATATGATGATTACTGCGAGTCGTGTGTGATATAAAGGAAACAAAAATGTCAGTATTTAATTCAGATAATAAAGCGGACCATACGAAAGCATTAGCCTTTCTAGATCCGTCAGGTGGTGTAACTATCCAACGATATGATATGCTAAAGTATAAACAGTTTGATAAACTAACTGATAAGCAGTTGGGTTTCTTTTGGCGACCAGAAGAAGTTGATGTATTAAAAGATGCAAATGATTTTAAAAATCTTACAGAACACGAAAGACATATTTTTACATCAAATCTAAAACGTCAAATTCTTTTAGACTCAGTACAAGGTCGTGCACCAGTTGAAGCATTCTCTCCTATTGTTTCTATTCCAGAATTAGAAGCATGGATTCAAACTTGGACATTTAGTGAAACAATTCACTCACGTTCATATACACACATTATTAGAAATGTTTATTCAGACCCATCAAAAGTATTTGATGAAATGATGGAGATTGGTGAAATCATGGATTGTGCAGATGATATTTCTAAAAACTATGATGAACTAATTGAAATGACAAGTTACTACAATCTTTTAGGAGAAGGTACTCATACAGTAAATGGTAAAAAGGTAAAGATTTCAACATACGAAATCAAAAAGGCTCTTTACAAAACTTTAATGAGTGTTAATATTTTAGAAGGTGTTCGTTTCTATGTTTCATTTGCTTGTTCATGGGCATTCGCAGAATTAAAGAAAATGGAAGGTAATGCAAAAATTATTAAACTTATTGCACGTGATGAAAACTTACACTTAGCAAGTACTCAGACACTTCTAAAATTGCTTCCAAAAGACGATAAAGATTACATTAAGATTGCAAAAGAAACAGAAGAAGAATGTATCAAAATGTTTATTGATGCAGTAGAACAAGAAAAGCAATGGGCACAATACTTGTTTAAAGATGGTTCAATGATTGGTCTGAATGCACAATTACTTGATGATTATATTGAGTGGATTTGTTGTAAACGTATGACAGCCGTTGGATTAAAATGTCCATATAAAACATCACAAGCAAACCCACTACCTTGGACACAAAAGTGGATTGCAGGCGCAGAAGTACAAGTTGCTCCACAAGAAACTGAAATCAGTTCTTATGTAATTGGTGGTGTTAAGCAAGATGTTGATAAGAAAACATTTGGCGGAATGTCTCTGTGATTAACGTAAAAGAATTAGGTAACATTGACTATGAAGTTCAAGACTTTGTAGCAATAGAACCAAAAGGCGAAGCACATTATTGTTTGATACCAAAACAAGTAGACCAAGCAATTATATTAAAACTACAAAAGATTGCAATGGATATTGGCAATCATAATGTAGATAAAGGTAATTGCGATAGTTATGAAACAGTAATGAAATTTGTAAACAAACATCCTGTAGTGGAATTGTTTATTAACAAAGAGGATTAAATGACTGACTTTACAGAAGAATGGATTAGACTTAATAACTTCAAACATGCAATGCAGAACGAAGTTGGACACTTTACAGATACAGATTTAGATAAACGTATTATTGATAGACAACTCCTACCGTTTATTGAGAACTCTTTTCCTGATAAAAAAGACGCAAATATTATAGACCTTGGCTGTGGTCAAGGGTATGCAATGACTAAATTTAAGGAACTTGGATATGAGAATGTTCAAGGAGTTACTATCAGTAAAGAAGAATGGGATCATTGTAAAGCACAAGATTTAAATGTACATCTTATGGATTACAACTATAGCAAGATGATGGATAACTATTTTCATCTAGTTTGGATGCGACAATCGTTTCAGTTCTCTCATATGCCATTTTATACACTACTTGAATTGAATAGAATTATGAAAATAGGTGGATGGGCATATATAGAAGTACCGCATTCTGCAAATCAACACAAATATTATGCTACATTGCACCCAGATAACTATAGATTGTTTATGATTCGTTCCGGATTTGAAGTAGTTCAATACGATTCGTATGAGTTAAGTTCAGGCGAAAATAAAGAAAAACACGTGTTCTATGCGTTAACTAAACGTTCTAATATAAAAGTTCCTGAGTTTAGCGAAGAATAATCCAGGGTTTCCAACAAAAATTAATACTTGACACAACCTTTAATTTATGATATTCTATACCATAAAGAAAAGGAGGTACTATGTTTAATTGGTTAAACTTGAGTACAAAAAAATCTTTTTCAACAGAAAAAGGAGAAACGATGAAAACATCAAAAATGTCAAAACAAGACAGACTAGTTAATGCTCTTAAAGATGGAGAGGCTTTAACTGAATCAGCAATGAAACACAGATTTTCTATTGCTAATCCAAGAGCGACAGTGTCCGCATTAAGAATGAAAGGATACGCCGTTTATGCTAACAAAAGCAAAAATGGTAAAACTATCTATAAGATGGGAGCTCCTTTAAGAAGGGTTGTAGCCGCAGGTTATAAGGCTTTAGCTAACGAAAAGGTGTTTGGGTAAACATTAACTTAAATGAGTCCCTGGCCCGATGAACTTCCAGATTGGGAAGACTGTCCATTATGTGGGTGGCCAATCGATGAATGTGAATGTCTCTGGGCTAGGGACAACTATATGACTAGAAAAATTAAAGTAAAAATTACAGACGATAAAGAATTTTCCGAAGAAAAAGAAGGATTAGGATTAAAGAAAGTATTCAAATCTGTGGCAGGATCTGCTCCTAAAGGAACAACTCATTTGAGAGTAGAATACACTAACAGAAAAGGAACTTCAATCAATCGTCTAGTAAAGATTCCAAAAAATATAAACAATTAATAAGTCTATTTTTTATTCTATAAATAGTATTATGGAAAAACAAAAAGTAGACCCCAAAAAATACGACTTATTAGAAATCAATAGAGTTAAAGGAACGCCATGGCCTCGTTTGCCATCTTCTTTTATTCCTGGTGAAACAATCAATGTACAACTAAAAGATGATTATGAAATTCATAAAATGGACTACCTTGATACTGTTGAGGCAAGACCTATCTTTGAAAAACAAGCAGAACATATTATTAGAAATAATATAAAAGGTATAGTTGACATTGGATGTAGAATTGGTATTATGAATAATATCCTACAAGAAAAAGGATATACGGATTATCAATATATGGGATTTGATACAAGTCCACAACCAGTTAATTATGCTAAAGAAGTTTGGCAACAATATCCTAATATTGAATTCAGATGTGCAAGTATGTATGATAAAGAAAGTATTGCAGTAGATTTTGATGTAGATTGCACAATATGGGGCGGAGTTTTAATATATGATCCAGACAATCATATTCAATTATTTAATGACCTGACAGTTGATTTTTATGGTGCTGATTACTCAATTATATGTGAGCCTTGTGCAGAACAAGATGAAAGCAAATATCTACCTAATATGGATTTGCACACAATAGAGCAAGAATTATACAAGTATAAAGAGAAATATCCACATTATGAAGAAAGTATTGTAGATGCTGATATATTCTGCGGAAAAAGAAAGATTGCATTTATACGTACAAATAGTTAAAAACTTGACAGAATCACGAATCATGCTATAATGTTTACATAATCAAGAGAGAGGGTAAACAACATGGCTTATATTTCAACAAACGAAATCAAAGAAATTCGTAAATCACTTAAAGAAAAGTTCGGTAAAAATATCAAATTCTCAGTAACACGTGACCATTACACTGGTGTTCGTATTTCTTTGATGGAAGGCGTAATTGACTTCTTTGACGGGTCAATGGATATGACAGATAAGTATTCAGGTCGAGTTCAAAAGTTCGACGGATATGCTCAAATCAATCATTATCATACACACTTTTATGGTAAGCATGAACAGTTATTTAATGACATTAAAGAAATTTGTCATACTGCTCCTGCGAAAGCAGATGGCGGCCGTGCTTGGTATGATAACTCTGATGCAATGATAGATTACTTTGATACTGCTTTTTATGTAAGTATCAATGTTGGTAAGTGGGATAAGCCTTACACTCTTAAGGCGGCTTAATAAAATGTTCGTAGTAAAAGAAAAGACAAGCGGGACAGTATTGGCTATCTGTAGTAGATTTGACGATGCAATGGCTTTCTTTTCCGGGTCTAAATTAGATAAAATAGACATTGTAATTGAAGAGGTAGTAAGCAATGAACTTAACAAAGACTAAAACCCTTGAAGGCGCCCTAGATGCAGGGTATCCTATTTTCGTAACTTATCGGGAAGATACAAAAGAAATAGTAGAATGGTGGCCTTTTGGTGAAGGACTGGCTAAAGGAAGTGCCGAAATTCGTAATAATAGAAATGGCCCTGATACTCATAATTATGCAAGTTGGGAAAAATATGTTCTAATACGTGACGAATACAACCGACATTTGGCTTATTTGGAGGAAATAGAAAAAAGGTGGTAATGGTCAAAAACTTGACAATATCACGAATCGTGTTATAGTATAAACATAATGAAAATTGAAACAAAACAAAGGAGTGAATACATGAGTGAGAACATCGTAGCACAAATCGAAAAAGGTACATATAGAAATCAACCTGTTAAAGGTGCGTTTCCTGTAGTACAAGAACTTAAACAAGCTAAAGACGGTAGTTGGTTTATTACTGTTAATGCTGAGGATACTAAGTTCAAAAGTTCTAAAATTAGAGTTAAGGTAGACCCAGAAAACGTTCAAGTTTCTGAAGGTACTGTCGAATCAATTAATGAGTCTGATGAAGACGCAATGAACAGGATTGCAGAAAGGTTTGCAATTCTTGATGAAATGACCGAGGCGACAATCGATGGTGTTGTTAGAGGTATGGTAGTTTCAGGCCCTCCAGGTGTTGGTAAAACATTTGGTGTTGAGCAAGTACTTGAAAAGGATTCAATCTTTGACATGATGGCTGATAAGCCTCTTAGACATACTTTTGTAAAAGGTACAATGTCTGCGATTGGTCTTTACTCTACACTTTACAAATACTCTGATCCAAAGAGTATCGTAGTACTAGACGATTGTGATAGTATTCTTTTTAATGAGGATGCACTAAACATTCTTAAGGCCGCACTTGATAGCGGTAAGAAGAGGAAGATTTCTTGGAACTCTGACTCACATTTCTTAAGAAGGGAAGGTGTTCCTGATACTTTCGAATTCAAAGGTTCAGTTATCTTTATCACTAACTTGAAATTTGATAAAGTTAAAGGTAACAAAATCAAAGACCACTTGGAAGCAATTCTTTCAAGGTGTCACTATCTTGATTTGACTATGGACACTGCAAGAGATAAAATCTTGAGAATTAAACAGATTGCGAGAGACGGTGGTCTATTTGATACTAAAGGTTTGAGCAAGGAACAGGAAGTTGAAATTATTGACTTCATGGTTGAAAATCAAAAGAAATTGAGAGAAGTTTCTTTGAGAATGGCTCAGAAAATTGCAGACCTTAGAAATATGTCTAAGTCAGGAGACAGATGGAAGAGTTTAGCTGAGACCACTTGTATGAAACGAGCGGCATAAAGCTACAACAGTTAACTAAGAGCCATCTTAGTTATACCGAGACGGTACTAGGTTTCTCTCACTCGCCTAGTATCGTCTTTTTTCATTTATACTATTGCATTTTCTTTCGAAACATGCTATAATCAAATCATAATGAATGTAGAAGAAACAAAAAATAAGATTATAGAAAATCTCAAAGGTGTGCATGACCCTGAAATGGGGTGTGATGTATATAATCTAGGACTGATATATGATGTAGTAGTAGGAACAGGTTACTGCGATATCACTATGAGTTTGACAAGTGCATTCTGTCCAGCGGCAGATATCATTGTACAAGATGTGAAGGATGCGGCAACGGCGGTAGATGGTATTAATGACTGTAAAGTAGAAGTCACATTTAATCCAGCTTGGACGCCAGAAAGATTAACAGAAGATGGCCATGCATATTTAAATTATATGTATTCGGATTATATGGATTAATAGATGAAAGAATGTATCATTAAAATCAAGGATGAAGTAAACATTAAATTAGAAGGACTCGACCCGGCTACTCGTAGGAAGTGTTCTGACAAGTTAAAGTTTTTCTTGCCACATGCGTATCATATGCCAGCATTTAAATTAGGACGTTGGGATGGTACAGTGAGGTTCTGCGATGTTGGTGGTAGAACATTTTTAAATTTACTTGATGATGTATTGCCAGTTATAATGGACAATGGGTATGAAGTAAAAATTGAAGATAACAGAGAAACGCACTCTTTGGAATTCACAAAAGTATCGGAAGATTATTGGGGTGATACTGTATGGCCAACTGGACATGTAGCAGAGGGCGAAAACATCATTTTAAGAGACTATCAGGTAGATATTGTCAATAAGTTCATAGAGTATCCACAATGCTTACAAGAGGTCGCCACAGGCGCAGGAAAGACTATTATAACAGCCACTTTATCTAAGATAGTAGAAATTTATGGTCGTAGTATTGTGATTGTACCAAATAAGGATTTGGTAAGGCAAACATTTGAAGATTATGAAAACTGTGGATTGGACGTGGGTGTGTATTTTGGTGATAAGAAAGATATAGGAAAAACGCACACAATCTGTACTTGGCAAAGTTTGAATTCGCTATTGAAAAAATCTAAAAAAGGTGAAGCGAATATACAGGAATTTATTGAAGACGTAATCTGTGTTATGGTCGATGAGGTTCATCAGGCAAAGGCAGATGTACTCAAAGAATTACTAACTGGTGTATTTTCGAATGTTCCTATTCGTTGGGGCTTGACTGGAACTATACCAAAGAGTGATTGGGAATCAGCTTCATTGAGAAGTTCATTGGGACAAGTTATCAATAAACTAGCGGCCAAAGAGTTACAAGACCAAGGGGTACTTGCTAAGTGTCATGTTAATATTGTACAAACGTGCGAAACAGCAGAGTATGGTGACTATCAAAGCGAACTAAAGTTTTTATTAGAAGATAAAAAACGTATGCAGTATGTGGCAAATATGATTAAGGATATATCTAAATCAGGCAATACATTAGTTTTAACTGGTAGAATTAGTAACGGAAATATGTTACAAGAACTATTAGATGGTTCTGAATTCGTTCAGGGATCAATGAAAGTAGTTGATAGAAAAGATGCATATGATGAAATTAATCAAGCAACAAATTCAATAACTATTGCGACTTACGGTGTCGCCGCGGTGGGAATTAATATTCCAAGAATATTCAATCTGGTATTGCTTGAACCAGGCAAAAGTTTTGTACGTGTAATACAGTCTATAGGACGAGGCGTGCGTATTGCAAAAGATAAAGACTTTGTGAATGTTTGGGATGTAACAAGTAGATGTAAATTCAGTAGACGCCATTTAACAGAACGTAAAAAATATTATAAGGATGCAGAGTATCCTTTTACAATAGATAAGGTAAATTATTAATGAAAATTTTAACACCAGAAAATCACTGTTATGAAATGAACAGTCTACCAGAAAATGAAATTGAAGACATAAGATATTGCGTAATGGATGTAACAGATAAGAATGAACCAGACTTCTTTTTTATTCCATTAGTGTTTATTGAAACATTTAACGCACCTAGTATTAACTTAAGTATCGGCCCTTGGACAATAGAAATGCCAATAGATTGGAATATTTTAATTGGAGATCCTGACTTAGGACAATTAGAATTTATTCCATTGACAAGTATTAATGAAAGATCCTTTCAAACTATCTTGACAAATCCTCTCGCAGGCTTTACAATGGGGTGGGAAGACATTAAAGTTAACAACGTATTTGCAGATGTAAAATGGTTTTTTCCAAAACTAAAATATGGACATATATTAGTTATACCATTAGAGCATGGTCCTAAACCAAAGTGTGCATATTTCGTTAAAGACTTAAATAGAATTCCAGACGTATTAAACAGTTATGATTTTTTCTAAGGAGTAAAAATGGCAGACAAAATACCACTAAAGGATATGCTCAGTGCGATGGATCGCAGAGACTTTGATTGGTATTCCAACCTTGCGGATGAACAAAAGAAGACGTTTTCAAGCTGGTTGTTTCTTAGATATGCAAGTAGTGCCAAAGGAAAAGACAAAGATGAAGTGTTACTTAATACAAATGAATTTGTAAATAAGAATTACACAGATTTATATAAGCATGAAGATTTGATGTGGAAGTTATTTTGTTTAACATCAACTGGCAAAAAACAATTTCATGAATATATCAAACCACCAAATTCTCGTATTAAGAAAGATACAGTTACCCAGTTTATAGCACAAACATACCCTCATATGAAAGGCGATGAAATTGAATTGTTTAGACAGTTGAATTCTGATGATGATATAAAACAAATGGCAAGAGATACTGGAATGAGCGATAAAGAGTTTGAAGACATTTTTGGTAAAACTAAAAAAAGGAAAAAGAAATGACAAATGATGAATTAGTAAACACAATTAGAGTATTACAAAAAGAAATTGGCATACTGCAAGAAAGAATTCAACCAACAGCGACCGGACATCTACATACTACTATTGGTGTATTAGAAGATAGAGTAGAAGAACTTGTAAATGCAGTGAAAGGCGTGAGCGATGAGTGAAGAAGTAACTGAAATTAAAGTAGGCGGCTCATATGATATTAATGCTTATTTTAAGAAAAGTCTAACAGAGATTGAAATGTTTAGACATGAAAGTGGAAAAGCACTTAACACAGAAATATTGTGGCGTAATGGTACATTTAGAATTACTATAACAAACGAAGAAGAATGCGAATACTTACAATCGTCTTTAGGCGAAGATGGTGAGATATGGGATTTCGAAGATTATGAAAATATCGAAATGATTGACTCATTTGATGGTTGTGCAGAAGACTTTGTTTTTTATGGAAGTGGCGATAACGCATGGTCTGATGAAGATAAAGAAAAACTAGAAGAAGACTATGATGCTCAATTGGAAAGCGAAGAATGGCAATCCCGATATGAGTTTTTAGAAGAAAAAGGTTATGAGTCACAGGGTTGCAATTGGCAAATCCATGGCGGTGTGCAAGCCGTTGAGGCAGATGGAGAAGCTAATAGCTACTAAACCGAACGGACCCGTAGTTCAGCTGGATAGAATGCCTGTCTACGAAACAGGAGGTCAGAGGTTCGAATCCTCTCGGGTCCGCCAGAAAGAGTAATGATAGATGTTTGAATGTAAATTTTGTAATAGAAGTTTTAAGAGGGAGAAAACTCTTATCGCTCATATGTGCGAACAAAAAAGAAGATTTACAAATAAGGATTCTAAGTATGTTAGATTAGGATTTTTAGCTTATAACAGATTTTACGAAATATCACAGGCTGTGGGTAGCAAGAAAAGAACATATGAATCTTTTGCAAAGAGTAGTTACTATACTGCATTTACAAAATTTGGTAAATATATTATAGACGTAAATGCAATAGACCCAGAAAAGTTTATAGATTTTGTTATAACAAGTGGAGTCAAGTTAGATAAATGGTGCTCTGATGCAGTGTATGAGACATACATTAGAGAACTAAATAAGAAAGAGACTGCCGAACGTGCAGTTGAAAGAGGCATTTTATTGATGCAACAATGGGGAATGGAAAATGATAGACCGTATAATGTATTCTTTAGGGAGATTAGTAAGCCACGTGCTATACACTGGATCAAATCAGGACGCATTAGCCCTTGGATTATTTTTAATTCTGCTTCTGGTTCTGAACTTTTAAATAGTTTTAATGACCATGAGTTGAATTTGATTAATGAATATCTTGAACCTACATTTTGGTCAAGAAAATTTCAAGTTAGGAACGAAGATGTTCTTTTTGTAAAACAAGTTTTGGAGACAGCAAAAATATGAACCCAAAAGATGAATTACTATTTAAAAAAATAGATAGTTTGAAAGATACCTTAGACCAAACTAATAGGACACTAAAGGTCTTGCAGTCGCAAGTGATGGATCTATTAGAACAAAACAAACGTTATGAAAAGCGTTTAAAGTTTTTAGAAGGGAAACGGTAATGGCAACTAAAAAAGTATCACATGCAACATCAAGAGTGGTAGAAATACAAGAAGACCCTGACACAAAAGAATGTTATTTTGTATTACCACAAGATGTTATCAAAAGTTTAGGCTGGAGCGATGAAGATGAGTTGGAATGGATAGAAAATTCTGATGGCAGTTGGTCGTTAAGAAAAGTCGAGGAAAAAAATGAATGATAAAAAATATATTTATGAAAGTCCAGATGGAGGCAAAACTGTGACTAGAAGAATTAGTGGAAGTATGGAAAAAGAATTACTGGAAGAATTTGACGAAATACAAACTTGGAAAAAAGAAGAATTAGAAAGACAAAGAGTCGATGAAGATTTTATATTAAGCGATTCTACTTTTGATTTGACAGTTACATCGACTTCTCCAACTACTGTCACGTTGCCAGATTATACATATAGTAGTTCACCTTCTAGTTTGACACTAGGCGGAAGTGGGTACACGTTTGAAGATGTAGATCCAGATTTGCATGTGACAGTTAATGGCAAAGAAAGAAAAATGAGCGAAGTCATTGAACAAGTAGATGATATTTCAAAAAGATTAAAAGTTTTACAAAAGCCTGATGAAAAGACTTTAGAAAAATATAAAGTACTTGCAGATATATATGAGCAATATAAAATCGCAGATGCATTTTTGAATTCACCAGGACCGGAGGATGAAGATGAAGAAGATTAATTATGATTGGTCTAAAGTAGAAAAAGGCATTCAACACATTGCAATGCAAATGTATGAAAGTGAATGGAGACCTGATTATATTGTTGGTATAACACGTGGTGGGTTAGTACCAGCG